CATATATTCTTTTACGATTACCTATATACGGTTCTCTCAAAATAAATACATAGTTTATATTTGTACGCAGATTGGGTGGAATACCCAATGGATACTGCATTGTTATGACTAACATAATTTTCCAATGACGACCGTTCATAAAAAGCAAGCGCATCATTACGTCTTTTGTCCATTTATTATCAAACAAACAATCATCTAATACTACAAATGTTCGCGGATCAATTGTGCTTCTTTTATATGTTTCAATTTCTTTCTTTACTTGTTTTAAAACTGCTTTCTGTCTTTTTAAAATATTTTCAATAATCGCCGTATTATAAGCATCGTGAATAAATAATTTTGGTACATGCTCTCCAAAAAAACCATTACCTGCCTCTGTTCCTGATATTACTGTACCAATAGGAATATCCTGGTGGTAATACATTAGATCTTTGACTAAAAAACTCTTACCTGTATCACGACGACCTATTAGAACAATAACGGGGCCTTTATTTTCATCTGGTCTAAAACTAATAGATCTCATGTCAAATTTTGCTAACTCAAGTCCAACACTCATTTATTGTTATATTCTGATCTAAATATACTATATATAAAAAAAATATAATTAATACAAACGCATATTATTTAGATAATTGTATTTGTATTTGTATTTGTATTTGTATTCTATATTTTATTAGTTTAAAAATTAATAAAAATATGTATTTAATTAATTAAGTAATCGACGATGGATATTGTGAATGATGATTGTGAACCCGAGGTTGGTAAAAGTTCCTTTTCTTTGTATTATAGGAAGTTGAATAATTCTGATTTATTCATTTCTTTAGAAAATTCAGAACTTGAAATAAATAATAGTAAAAATTACATTCCACTGTATGAAACATACTTTAATTTAAATGAAACAAATTATAACTCTATAAATCTTAATCATAGATTTTATGTATCTGGGTTATCGGGTATTAGTGATAAAAATAATATACAAGCGGCAGTAGTAGACACTTTTAAAAGTACACCCGAATCTCTTACATGTTTACATAAACCTATTTTTATTAAATTTTCTCCACTAATAGATCCCGTAAAATATATGTCAGGCAAATATGATAGTAGTAATAAAAATATTGATATCTTAAAAATTCCTGTATTATCTAAATTTGATCAACAAGGTTTACCAAAAACAAATGATAAAAATAATTCTGCATACGTTGATAGTTTCTTCTCTTATCTATCTAGTCAATTGTTACACCATCATGACTTTATTCATGGACTTGATTTTTATGGTTCTTTTAACGCAAATAAAAATAATTTTTACTATAACGTAATTGATGATGTCGAATATCTTAACGGTTCATCTTTTTTTAATAAAAATAAAGGCATTCTTTTTGATGTTGAAGATATAGATGAATATAGTTTTGATTCGGATAGTCAAAATAATAATGACACGCGTAATAGAAAAAATAAAAATAAAATTAAAATTGACGAAATATGCAATGTTGATGAACCGGTATATATTATTCATGATAATTTTGATACATTAAATACTGAATTAAACATGGTGTTTAATACCATTCCTGTACCATCTGTTGAAACTACTAAATCCGAAATTACAAGTAATGCAACCAATGTACTTGAAACATTATGTGAAGTTAATATAGTCTTAAATACAGATAATAATAGTTCATCCAATATATCTGATACTAACACGATTTTAAGTACAACAGATGAAACTATACATATAAATAAAGACAATGATAATAATAGCGATGACACCGAATCATGTTCTTCTCGATCATCTTACACTGATAATGAGGGTGATGAGGGCGATGAGGGCGATGAGGGAGAGGGGAAGGACGGGGTCGAAGATAATAATGATGATCATGAAAAATGTGAGAAACGGGAGAAACGGGAGAAACGGGAGAAAGTCAGAAATAGAAATAAAAATATCGATAACGACGATGAAAGCGAGGATTGTAGTGGAAGCGATAATGAAAAAAATGATAGTGATGAGGATGGAGAATTGAATGATGATGATGAAGAATTTGATGACGACGAAGACGATGAGATGTTATGGGCAACTATAAAAAATTTCCCCGTAACTGCAATAATGTTAGAAAAATGCGAAGATACGCTTGACTCTCTTATGATGCAAGAAGATGAAATGTCGGATGGAGAATGGACATCGGCTCTTATGCAAGTTATTATGACACTAATTACATACCAAAAAATGTTCGGATTTACTCACAATGATTTACATACAAATAATATTATGTATATTTATACCGAAAAAGAGTACCTCTATTATCATTACAACAAAAAATACTATCGTGTTCCAACCTATAACCGTATTTTTAAAATTATAGACTTCGGAAGGTCTATTTATAGATACAACTCAAAAATAATATGTAGCGATAGTTTTAGTAATAATGGAGATGCCGCTACCCAATATAATTGCGAACCTTATTTTAATGAGAGTAAGCCAAGATTAGAACCAAATTTCAGTTTTGATTTGTGCAGGTTAGGGTGTTCTATATTTGATTATTTTATTGATAATATAAATGATATTCCAAAAATATGTAAAAAAGAACCATTGGCTAAGTTAATTGTTGAGTGGGTAACAGATGATCAAAATAGAAATATTTTGTATAAAACAAACGGAGAAGAACGATATCCTGATTTTAAATTATATAAGATGATTGCTAGGAATGTTCACAATCATACACCACATGCACAATTATCAAAACCAATTTTTTCTGCATATGAGTTTGCTAAAAAACAAGTAAAATCTAGACACAGAATTATAAATATTGATAAAATGCCATCGTATGTAGATTAACGTAAAAATTAGTTAATATTTATTCAAACTAACAAATTATTAGTATAAGTAATAATTTGTTAAATAATATAAAAATAAAATATTTATAGATTATATAATACTAAAATGGATTTCAGTTCACAAGGTGCCCCCGAAAACAAAAATGTTATTAAAAAAGTAGGAAAATTCGCTAAAAAAACTCTTCCCATTGTACAGAAAGTACTTCCCGTTGCTGCCACATTTATACCTGCTCTTGCCCCTGTCGCTACTGTCGTCGGTGCAATAAGAAAATAAATGTATATTTAACATTATATTTAACATTTTATATAAAATATATGTCTGTTTATAGAAATAATTTATTAGACTAGTTTAATAAATTATTACACATCTGTTATTTTGCTAGATATTTGCTAGATAAAATGCTTTAAAACCCAGGAGCACCTGTAAATACTTCAGGTTTTACTCCTAATACAACAGGCGAATCATTGAATTGGGTGATGATAAAGTGTCCTAAAATATAAGAGATAAAAACTATTCCAGCATTTTTTAATGCACTTTTCATAGGTTTTGATTTCTCTTCCTCTTCGTTGGGTTGTGTTGCAATAAATCTTAGTTCTATGAATTTTGCTAAAAGAAAGATACAAGCGGTCACAGTGGCTGAAATATATAGATTATCCATTTATTTTATAAAGGAATAATCTATTAAAATATTTTACGAATAACGAATACAAATGAAATAGTAAAAATAATAATAATATATAATAACTACTTTACAAATCTAATGGCGGTATACTATCAATCTTAATATCAACATCGCTATCATTACCGTCGTCTATACCGTCTACAGGGAATGGATCAACGCTTAATTCAACATTTTCACCAATACTTAATTTCACATTATCATCATCATCATCATTGTCATTATTATTATCATCATCATTCATAAAGTCGCTATATTCACTTTCGTCATTATCATCATCTAATCTATTGGCTGAATTATTACCGCTTATATTATCAATTGGTATAACTTCATTATTTTTCATATTAAAACTTACACCATTTAATTGAGATGCGGATACGGCTGCAGCAGATGCAGCCTTGATCTTTGAAACAGTTTCTGCATCCGCAAGACTATAACCCGGATTTGAAATATTTCCAGCAACCGGTTTTTCAATTATAGGTTCTTGCGAAATAATTTCTTCTCTTTCATGTACTTCCATCGCATCTTCAACCGTTTCACTCATATATAGTTTTAATAATTCTTCTACGGGAATATTATCACGAATTGTTTGTAATATACATTCTCTAATTATAATCTCTAATTCTCTTGAATTTTTTTGCGACTTTAATGCCGATATCCCAAACTCGAATAAATATACATTTGTATATACTTTTCTCGCAACATTAACATAGACTTTATGGATAAAATCTTCCAAAACAGGCATATCAACATTTACTTTTTTTTGTTTAGTACCAACACGCATACAAGAAAGCATTTTTAGTTGCAAAATATGTACACATGTTATTAAATCGGATATATATGTACAGTTACTCTTTTCCTTAATACGTCCACATTCTTGAGAAATAATATTAGAATTCCATTTTGGAACTCTCGAAAGAAAATTTTGAAATGTCATTAAATATTTCGCCTTCTCATCATTTTCAATACATAATTTCCATGACTCATCAAAGATTGATTTTACACCGTCTATAATACAAGGTGTAAGTATTGTAATTAATCTTGAACAATACTCATTGCGAGATTCTTGTAAACTACTCAAAGAAAAGTCGTCCATTTACATAAATGAAATATTTTCTAAAGTGACATTGTTACGAAAAAGAAAAAAGTGTAATATAAATAACATTAATAATTTTTCATTTCTAAATTCCTTTCTTATTTTATTAAATGTTATCATAAATTCATATATTTTATTTTGTGGTAAACTACTACTTTCTATACATTTAATTATATCTAAACTACTATATCCTTTCTCGTATAATTTTGTACATATTTCTATTAATTCACATGAAGTATACTGTTTATCCAATCTTAATTCCTTTTTGAGTTTATCATTCGTTTTCTTTATTTTATTTTCAAAATTATATACTTTATTAATAGAGTAACTATGTAAGTTTATCACTTTACCATTAATAATTGGTTCAGGAACATGTATTTCACAAAATCTTGATAAAATTGGTTTTAATAGTTTATATTTATCTTCAACAATAATAAAAAATCTAGTAGAATGACTAAATAATTCAATACACCTTCTTAATGCAGACTGTGCGTCTATTGTCAATTTATCAGCATTTAACAATATAATTGTTTTAAATAACTCGCCATCTTTTACATTTATATTGGTCTTTGCAAAAAATTTTAACTCCTCGCGTATAAATCTAATACCTTTACCATGTGCACAGTTCACTTCCATTACATAATTTTTTATCGACTCTTTATCATTTTGGTATATATCGTGTACAAAATCATTCACAATTGTGTTTTTACCACAACCTGAAACGCCGTGAAAAATAATATTTGGTATTTTTTTAATACTTATAAAATACTTTAATTTCTGCTTGATCTCTTCATGAATATGTAATTTTTTGTCTGTTGAATCCATATTAAAATTTAAATCTTTATTAGTATACTATGTATAAACAATGATTAAATATAAAAAATATATTTAATACTATTTTCGGTAAAGTATTTAATATATTTTTTGATTTTTTTAATAAGTTTTATCAGTTTTCATAATTTTCTCAGTTTTCATAATTTTTGGATTATATATTATATTACATGTATTATACAAGTAGTATCCTGCTTTATCATCATTTCTATTAGTTGATCAAATGAGGTTTTTGGT